TGACTTTGCTTCTTTGAAAACAGCACCCGGAAATGCTTTTGGATATATCTGTTTACTTTTATCAACTAACTCTGTTAGCTCATTTAAAGTACGTCTGAGGAGTAATGCACGATGTTCGGGCATATCCGCATAACGCAATAAATCAACTAACAATGCGTATGATTTTCCTCCGCCTGCCGCTCCTCCGTAAAGTACATCACGCTCTGGAGCCGCAAGGAAATCTGTTTGTGGCCCTGTGTTAGGTCTAAAGATAACGTTACTATCGTCTGTAACGTGTTCTCTAACTGCTTTTGGTGCAACTTTTAGTTCATCATCTGTTATTACAGATGGTTTTTTACCATTTAGCGTACCTTCTATTTTTTTTAAGCTAGTTTCTAGGTATCTTACTTTGTCTTTTTGGTTTTTGAGTTGCCTTTTTTTGTTATCAGCAGTTTTTTTAGCTTCTCTAAGCCTTTTTTGAGCCGCATTTTTAACTTTTGTAGCTGTGCTGTAATTATACTGACGCTTTTTTTTAGGTTCTGGTATATCATTCACTCTATAAGCCAAAATTTGACGGAATTCTTACTTTTCCGCCATATCTTTTGTTCATTTTATCTTTCTTCATGTTCTTTTCTATAGCTTTTCCACGTTTTGCCTCATATTTTGTAAGTGTTCCATCTTTATTTAAGTCAGCTAATTCTGGATTATCTAATTTTTCTCCGCCTGCTTGCATTTTTTGCATCATTCCCCCTAATTTGTTTGGTTTTATATTTTTCATGTTTCCAAATAACGCTTGTCCTAGTGGTGTTAGTTTAAAACCATCACCAACTTTCATGACAAAACCTTTATCAATTAAACTTTGTATGTTCTTATCAAACTCAATGTTCCTGATGTTCTTGTCCATCTCCTTCATTTTGTTGTCGCTCATTTAAAACCTTCTTTCGTAATCCTTGGGCACTAATAGGCCGCTTGGTCGTTGCGGATAACCAACTAGCAACCTCCCTATAAGAGCAAGTTTGAAGATATTGTTTAGCCTTTGTATACGCATCAAGCTCTTGTTGGATAGGGAGTAACGTCTTACCGTCTTCTCCGAGCTCATATCCGAAGGGTATAGTGGAAGTTCTTCGTACATCATTCGTTTTCATTTATCTGGATAGGTTCTTCTTTCTTACTTGGTAACAGAACCACTCCGTGTGTTACCTGTACATTATGGTCTACAGCATCATTAGAGCCGATACCAATTCTATTCAATATGCTTTCTGCCGCTTTTAAGCGTAAGTCACCTTTTGGTGTTGTTCCATCTTCATCTAATGTATTAACTAGTCGGGTAGCCGCTTTAGGGCCATTAAGTGCTAGTTCTTGTTTTGTACGTTCGATGATATTATCACGTACAGATTCAATAAGCCAATTACGAGAACCATCATGATAACCTGCTACTTTCATAGCTTGGCTGATGTTACCACCATTCGCCATAAGTTCATCTACGAAAGTGGTTTGCTTAATGGTAAGCTCCTTCTTTGGTTTTTGCTTCTGCGGTAATAAATTTGAAATCATAGGCCTATGTGTCTTTAGCACCACTATTTCCCTGTATCTGTCTGTCAAAGGTGTAGAAAAGTGTGCTAGACAATATTTATCTTAAATACAGTTTATTATATTGTATTCGATATTAGCTAGTTGTCAAGTATTTTCTATAAAAAAAATTTTTTACTTGACAGTTTTGAATTTGTTGGTACAATAATAACTTACCCCTACCCGGGGGCCTTACATATATACCCTAGGGGGTATATAAGGGTTAGCCGACCAATATTGTTAGGGGTCTTGCCGACCAATCTAGTTCACAACCCTATTTTTATAATTTATATTCTCACTGGCATACACTGTGCCCAGTACCCCCAGTGGCACTAGCCACCCTATACAATATAATAAATATTTATATATCTTACGATAATTAACCTATATTTTACCTAGTTATAAACCCGCATAAAACCTAGTAAAATAACTTACGATAATTACAGGACCCGTAAGTAAAAGCGGGTCTAACCTAAATTATATTCTATAACATATTTTGGAATATTCCCCGGGCATACCCCCGCTTATAAATTAGGGTCAATACCCTAAATAATATTCTAGTTTACATATTTAGGCGGTCTTATTGGCAACCCCCCGAGCGTACAAAAACAACCCCATAAACCCGCATATATTAACGATAAAACCCTTAATTGTATTGGCGTGTAAACTAGGCGTAAACCCACAATAAACCCCCACATATAAGCGAACCAATACCAATAAAAAAACCCGCTAATAAATAGCGGGTCTATTAAAATATTACGTAATATTTATTATTTGTTGTTAGGGTCAATTACATCAATTCTTATTTTATATGCACCCCTTCTTTTCATTTCCTGCATAATGAAATTTAATATTTCATCGGGTTTAATAGTTGAATTACTATTATTGATATAATCAAACACTAAACAAAAAGCATCTAAACAACCTAGTTTATAATCATATTTAATACCTTCTTTAGCTTCAATTATTGCGTTAGTATCAATACTATATTCAATTTTTGTTGTAAAAGTCATAGAGAAAATCACCCCCTTCAAATTTTCAATAGATGTAAAAGAAGGCACAAATAAGAAAACCCGCCTATTAAAAGCGGGTTTATTATAAGAAGTTTTTTATGAAAAAATTATTTTATCTAGTCAAGTATAAGTCATTTAACCCCCTTAAATAATACAAGATTTATTTAATACCTAATTACGAAAATATGCAAGCAATAAAAAACCAACAATAATAATTAATGTAATTGTAAGATAATCCATAAACCCCCCTATTTGATATATTGAGTTAAATTTTCTAATTGTATATTGAGTTTCATTTTGATTAGCTTTTTATTAACAGTATCTAATATAATTTCATCAAATTTATTTTCGTTAAAACTATCATTAGCTTGCCTGCAATAATCTTTTAATCTAGCGTGTTTTTCTTGCCACATAATTTCACTATTATAAAAAATTTTATCTTTAGCAAGCTCAACTGCTAACGCTTCAATATGTTTTTTAGTTAAGTATGGTACTTTCATAGTAACACCCCCTAAACACTCTATAAAATAAAAAACCCGCTATTACAAGCGGGTTCTAAATTTATGTTAAAAATTAGGGTATCTAGAATATTAGCATTATTACGCCAATCAATACAATAATCCATAAAACACGTGAAATAACAACTAATAAACCTTCCATTAAACCCCCTATATAAATAAAATTAGTGTAATTACTATAATTGTACAAAACATATTAATTTGGTAAACGTTCCGCAATATTAGGGTTGATAGTTGTAAAAACATAAGTTCCGTTTATTAAGTCGTTCCAATCTTTAGAATTCATAAACTCACGTATTTTGTCTTCACGCTTGGTTCTAGCCGTATGAGGTTTTGAACCCGCCCTAGTCATTTTGATAGTTCTAGCGTTGCCGTTTTCATCAATGCGTTCAAATTCATCGTCAATATGTGAAGACCAAAAAGTCAACGCATTGTATAAGTTCCATACTGTAAAACCTAAAGAACCGCTTTCACGCTGTATTTTATCAATGAAATAATCTAATAATTTATAATTAGGTTCAACTTTAGTATCATCTAATAATTGCTTAGATTTCATTTTTTTAGCACAAATATTGTTAGCTAAAATATGAGCCATACCCTTTAATGAAATTTGTCTTTTCATCATAGCTTCCATTAATTGCCAATTTTCTTCGAAATGTTTAATTGTGTTTGTAACTTGTCTAAGTGTTGCACCCACATTTAAGCCCTTAGTATGTTTTGATTTAACGTGAAACATTCTTTGACCGCCAAATACTAAGCCGTTAGCACATAAATCACGATAAGCACCCGCAAAACATTGATAAAGCCAACTCATGTCTAAACTGTTGAAAACATCCGAACGCATATTTACAACTGAGCCATCATCAAATTTTTTATGTAAATCGGGAAATTGTATTTCTCTATGTTGCTTACGCCCGCCTTCATAAACTTTATCAATAATTTTTATGTTAGATAAACTAAAATTATTTTCTTTTATTTCTGATAATTCAGTTAATCTTTTAGCGTGCGTTAAATAAAGTTCTTTAGGGTCAACAACCTTATATTTCGTACTTCTTGAATTTCCCATAAATTCAAGTGTATCGGGTCTATAGACAATAACTTGATTATCCATAACCGCTTTTACTTCTTCCCCTTCTTGATTTTTTAATATCACTTGCGGGTTTGTAATTGTTTTTGTTGGTATATCAAACATTGATACATCAAACAAATTTTTATGTTCGTAAACTTGCATTTTAACCCCCTGTTATATGCATTAATTATTATTGCGTAATTGCAATAATTTGTCTTTATCATTAATTACGTTAGATACAAATATTTTTTTTATCTTAAATTCATTTATATTATTTACTTCAATATTTAATTTTACAGTTTTATTTGTTTCATCAATTGGTACATCTAACGAAAATAAATTATCACGTAAACTTAAACCATATTTAATAATATTTTGTTTATCTAAACTAAATTTATAAAACATATTTTTAATCATTTTAATGCGTAATAAAATTTATTTCTTTAATCTTAGAGTTCCAACACAAACCGCAGGAAGCACAATTTTTAACTTTGTTCACTTGCTCTAAGCATGTAATTGAGTTTAACTTGACATTTTTTGCACCAATTATTCTAGGTTTAAAATCTGTACTATTAGCCGTATTAAGTTTTGAGTTGACATTATTAGACCACCTAACAGCGAACCTATCAAAACCAAATTTTTTTGTTATCTGCAATAATATTTTGCCAATATCTGATTTTTCATTGTGAGCCGTATAACCATAAATTGAAACATTTTCATAAGAAGCTAAAACGCCCGCCCAATACCTAGCATAATATTTGTCGATAAAATCGCCTAATACGTGCAATCTAATAACTATTCCATTTTTATGTTTTTTACGCAAATAGTTAATTTCATCCGTTAATATGTTAGTAAAAATTATAGTATTATTTGTTTTAAATCTATGAGCAAATGGCATGTTGTCACCATAGCAAGTTTCCCAATGAAAACAATCTTTATTACAACCCATTTCCCGTTCTACTAAAGTTAAAGAATATAATTTTTTGCCTTTATGCCTACCTACTAAAATTTGTTTACCCAACTTTTTATTATTAGATAACTTAATTAATGTAACGTTATCTGGGTTTTTATAACTATTCTTATAGTTAAAGTAATCGTTATAAGAATTTATGTTAAATACGTTATTTTGATATTTTGTTGTAGTTTTCATTTGCTACCCGCTCTATTAATCCAAACCTATAATTTTTAGTATCTATTACGTTTACAAAATAAGTTTTTTTGTTAGCTACTATTTTTTGAATAGAATTATAAAATATATTTCTAAATTCTTTTTTAGTCATATCATAAGCTATTAAATAGTCGTTAGGGTCTGTAGTTCTTTTGCCCCCTTTAGTATTTTTTGTAACGCCTAGTCTAAAATTACCAACACGTAAAATTTTATTTTTTCCATAATCTTTATTAATTACAGTATTTCCAAATTTATCTGTAATAAATTTTCTATTGTCTTTTTTCTTCCAACGAATATGAAATATGCCTTGAGTACCGCAAATGCTTTGTATTGATTCTGGCACACTCCCTAAAATTATATTAGCCATTTTAACTCCCCTTGTTAAATTTATTCTAAAATACTTAAATCAAATAACTTGTCAAACATTTTTATAATTTATTTTTGCTTTTATTTTTAGTGTATCTAATATATTTATTTCAATAGCAGTTTTATTTTTATATTCTTTAAAATCTTTTAGCATGTTTTTGAATGTATTAGGGTACTTACGCAAAAGTTTTGTTTCGCTTTCTTCATTAAAGAAAAACTCAGGTAATGCTGACAATCTTATGCTGACATTTTTTCTAGCATGATAGCGGTAAACGTTGACATTTTTTCTACCCGCTTTTATAAAATATAACCGACCACCCGCACTAAACTTAGTGTGATTATAAGCTGACAAATCAGCGTCTATTAGTGTCCAAAATTTTGTTCGATACAAATTTAGTTCTGACATTTTTACCCCCTTTTCTGTTTTGGGCGGTGGTTTCGCTGGCATTTCTATGTAACCACGCATTAAGTTAATTAAACTAGTATTGCGATTCAACACCCAAACTCTTAAACTTTCGTAAGGAGTGTGACGGGATTCTCTTTTCTTCACAATCATTCTGTACGTCTACAGACCCCTCTCCTTACGAAAGGTTAAGTTTAGTAGGACAGTATAAAGGGTAACAACCACCCTTATAGTCACCTTTCAACTGCAGTAGGAATAAAATCAATATACTGCCCTATTAAACTTAACGGCATAGGTACGACAACTATCTGCTAGCTTATTAAGGTTATCGTACCTACCCAAGTAAGTAGTTTAGAGTTTCTTTCCACTTTCTTTCGAAATGTTTTATCACTCAACTGGCACTACCCTACCACAGCCATTCAAGACAGCACACGCTATAACACGGCTTATCTTGTTAAGCTAATAGTCTATCCCGTAGGACACGTTATCATTAGCTTTGTTTGTTAGGAAAAGGACTTACAGATATAACTACCATGCCCACTCCTAAACATGTTTTGGTATTTAGTCAGCTAGTTTTTGGTTACACCAATCCCCTCGTTCTGCGTGTGTCAAAAGCATAAGAGCTTTTGCCCTAAATACCACTTCTCGTTTTTAATGTTGTCGAGAACAACCACCCAAGTGTCTAGCTTATTAAGACCACGTTCACTTATCTTACTTCTTCACTAGGCAATCTAATACATTACTGTATTACGACACCTCTCGGGAAAACTAGACACTATCCCTATTAATTAAATGTTTTTTTACTGTCAACAAAAAATTTAAAAACTTATCCCCAATGTGAATTTTATCTGTAAAACAATAATCACAATACCATTTTGTATCTGTGCTTCTTATTGTACCTACAGTATTTTTACAACTTACGCATTTTTTATCTGCCATAATAACCACTCCTTTAGTTCACTACGCATTAACACTTCCGTAAAAAAATTTCCATAACTATTGACAATATGTTCTTCATCTTTTTCTTTCATACCATATTGATAAAAGCCAAGATGACAAAGTTCATGTAGTACAAGATTGACAGCATCCATGCCCCCGCCATCAACAATATCCTCATCTAAAAATATTTTAGCGGGTGGTTGGCTGACAAAACTACCTTGATAATCTGAACTATCATAAGCAACTGAATGAGGTATTTTTACCAATTCAACTTTAAATGCACCGACAGTTACGTGCTTTGGAAACTTAACTTTGGGCATCTACTTGCTTTACCACTCCATTTTTTGTCCATAATTTTTTATACACGGGTTTAGCTGACAATTGTTTTGATTGTTTTACTAGAAAATCTAACGCTTCTTCGCCCTCTAGTATATCTTTTTTAGAACCTCTATAATCTGATGTTTTTCTGACATCTCTATAAAAATCAATAAATCTATTTAATACTTGTTCTGCTTTTTTTGTGTTCATAAATTTGCCTTGTTTTTTATCATCCTTTGATTTTTTCTGTTTTTACTAACAGTTAAAACATCAATAGGTTTTTCTTTCACAAAGTTATCCTTATTCCACTTGCTTGTCAAGTCTGCTTCATCATCCGCATAAATATGATAAATTTTTTCTTCACTAACAATAACTCTAACTTCATACAACCTTTTATTTTCCACGCTATCCTCCTTAAATATTGGTTCGCATATACCCTATAGGGGTGGGGGGTTGACCCTTTTTACAGATAAAAAATATTTCGTCAATAAAAAAAAATGCAATGTAATGGTTTGTAATGGTTGACATCTATTTTTATTAATTTATAGAAACTATTAGTGCCTAGTCTATTGTTCTGTTAAGCATAATTCCTTTCGGGCTAGGCACTGACAATTTATGTATGAAAGAATTTTTAAATGACATTAACATCGAACCAAACACCACTACCAGAATGGATTGTCCGATTTGTCACAATCACAATACTTTTTCTGTTCACAATAATGGTAGTGTTTTGTTATACAATTGTTTTCATATTGATTGTAACATCAAAGGCGTTGCGAGAGAAAAATTATCTAAAGAAAGTTTTACGAGAGAAAAGTTTGTAAAGAAAGAAGAGGATGACATTTTTATAACGCCGACAAATTGGAATGATGCAAGATTTAGTGTAGATTGTCTAGATTATCTAACAAAATCAAATAGTTACCTCGCTTATTATAATAAGTATGTTGACATAAAATACGACAAAAATTTAGCAAGATGTGTATTTTTAATTAAAGATGAAGAGGGTAATGTTGTTGACGGGGTTGGTCGGTCGCTAAATGGAATGAAACCGAAATGGTATCGCTATGGAAATAGTAAATACCCTTTTGTTTGTGGAGATAAAAAAACAGCAATAATTGTTGAGGATTGTGCTAGTGCTTGTGCTGTATCAAAATATGCTACAGGCATAGCTTTACTTGGAACTAATCTTTTGCAAAAGCATATCGACATTATTAAAAAGTATGATAAAGTAGGGGTTGCTCTTGACAGAGATGCAACAAAAAAAGCTACAAAAATTTGTGATGAATTAAATTTAATTATAAATACAAAGTTTTTAGTTTTAGAAGATGACATAAAAAATATGGCTGACGAAGATATAAAAATTTTAGTAGATAAGGTAAACAGTAAAGCATGGGGGTGGATGAATGATACCGTTGCAAGTAATAGGCATCTGTAAAGATTACGAAAATTATAATAAAGTAAAAAGATTTATTGACAAAGAGGCCTTTAATAAAGAGCTTCGACAGATTTATACTTTAATTACAAATGCACATGACAATCACTCTGGTCAAAAGCTGACAAATCATGATTTAAAGGTCATACATGCTGACCTATTTCCTGCAACACCTAGCTCTACATACGAGAACATTTGTAAAACAATAGATAAAATACCAGAAAGTAGTATCAATCCGGAACTAAATATTGATATCATCAAAAACTTTTGGGTTCGCTCAAAAGCAAAAGAGATAGGAGAACTAGCAGTAGACATCTACAACGGACATGAAAGACCAGAAGCAATCGGTGGTCTTAAAAATATGGTAGAGAAGATAAATGAACAAGAGTTAATAGATGCTGACAGTTATAGTGAAATAAAAGAAGACATTGATGAATTGTTTGATGGTTCAGTTGACAAAGGTGAGTTTGATTTTAGATTGGAAACTTTACATAATCGGGTGACAGCTTTATCTCGTGGTCATTTTTGTATACTACTTGCAAGACCAGAGATGGGTAAAACAACTTTATCTAGTTTTTTAGCGGCAGGTTATGTACAACAAAAAAAGAAAGTAACATACTGGGCAAATGAAGAACCTGCAGTAAGAATTAAAACAAGAATAATACAATCACATTTTGAAGTTTCTAAAAAAGATGTAGCAGAAAGAATAGAGTATTTTAGACCACGTTATCAAACTGAAATAAAAGATTATCTGACAGTTTTTGATAGTGTTGGTACACATATTGACGAGATAGAAAATTACGCAAGACTTTATTCCCCGGATGTTATGTTTATTGACCAATTAGACAAAGTGCACATAACTGGTTTATACAATCGTACAGATGAAAAATTAAAAGAAGTTTATGTAAGAACAAGAGAGATAGCGAAAAGACATAGTTGTTTAATATGGGCAGTATCACAAGCAAGTTATGAAGCACAAAATTTACATGAAGTTAGTTATGAACATTTAGATAATTCAAGAACAGGCAAGGCAGGTGAGGCAGACATAATTTTAGGAATAGGTGTTGGCGAAGGTGATAACGCTAGAACTTTACATGTTAGCAAAAATAAATTAAATGGTTGGCATGGTAACACATACACATCAATAGATATTGAAAGGGGAGTATTCGAATGAACGTAACAACATTAGATGTAGAAACATCTTATCACAGAAAATATGATGACACGGTATCAAGTCCTTTTGAAGGAGACATACTTGTTAGTGTTGGCTATAAAGTTAATGATAAACCTTGCGAGTATCTATGTTTTAATCACAATCATCAAAAGCCAACAAAAGATGCAAAACAAATTTTGCAAAAAGTTTTAGATGAAACAGGATTGTTAGTAGGACACAATCTTAAGTTTGATTACAATTGGTTAGTTAGCTGTGGGTTTACATACAATGAAAAAATGTATGACACAATGATAATAGAATATACATTTGCAAAAGGATTAAAAAGAGGTTTTAGTTTGGCTGATAGTTGTAAAAGAAGAGGATTAGATTTAAAAGCCACAGACTTAATTGACCCGTATTTAAAAAAGAAAATATCATATGAAGATATACCTTGGGAGGTTGTAGAGGAATATGGCAAACAAGATGTTGAGATTACATATCAGTTAGCATGTGCACAATTAAATAAAATAAATTTAAAATTTGAGGAAGTATGCAGAGGCTTTTCCCAACAATAAAATTAAGTATGGAGCTAATGAAAGTATTAGCAAAGATAGAATACAACGGCATTAAAATTAATGTAGATGCTTTGCACAAGATAAAAGACCAGTATGAAAATGAACTAAAAGAATTAAAAATTTTTTTACTTACAAAGATAGATGAACTCATGGGAGATACACCAATAAATTTAGACTCGCCAGATGATAGGTCTATGTTATTTTTTTCTATGAAAGTTATAGATAAAAAATTATGGGCAAAAGAATTTAATATTGGATATGAAGTACGAGGTAATACAAGAAAACAAAAACGTAAAACTAATTATGATGAGATAAATGATTTTTATCACGCAGTAAATGGTTTAGCAAAACCAATATTTAAAACAACATCAACACTGTGTCAAAACTGTGACGGCACAGGTAAGTACAAGTACAAAAAGAAAGATGGTACATACAGTAACATAAAAAGAAATTGTAAAACATGTAATGCAAAAGGTAGAATATATACTAATACAAAAGAAAGAGCAGGATTACGATTAATACCAAGAGGTTCACTTGATACATCTGCTACAGGATTTAAGACGGATAAAACTACATTAGAAGAATTTATATCGTCTATTAATCCAAATCAAAGAGAGTTTTTAGAAAAGTATGTAAGATACTCTGCTATAAGAACTTATCTTAGAACTTTTGTAGATGGCATAGAAAAGAGTAAAGACAATAATGATTACATTAGACCACAATACATGCAATGCGTTACATCAACAGGTCGGCTTAGTTCTAGAAATCCAAACTTTCAAAACATGCCTAGAGGTGGTACGTTTCCTGTTAGACAATGTATCATATCAAGATGGGATGGTGGTAAAATACTAGAGGGTGATTACGCACAATTAGAATTTAGAGTTGCCGGGTTTTTAGCTGATGATGACCAGATATATGCTGATGTTAAAAACAACGTAGATGTGCACAGCTTTACGGCAAAGATATTAGGAGTTTCAAGACAAGTAGCCAAGGCAGACACTTTTAAACCGCTATATGGAGGTGTATTAGGTACACCAAAACAGATGCAATATTATCGTGCATTTAAAGAAAAGTATAGCGGTGTAACAAGATGGCATAGAAATCTAATTAATGAAGCATTAGAAACAAGGCACATAACTTTACCATCTGGAAGGTCATATTACTTTCCTAATACTGAACGTATGCCTAGTGGTAGTGTATCAAATGCTACAGCCATTAAAAATTATCCTGTTCAAGGATTTGCCACGGCTGACCTACTGCCCATATCGTTAATTAAATTAGATGAGTTGTTGACAAAGCGTAAATTAAAAAGTATTATCTGCAACACAGTACATGATAGTATTGTATTAGACGTTTACCCAGATGAAGAAGAGATGGCAATAGAAACATTAAAAGAAGCTATGTTGTGTTTACCAGAGGAAACTCAAAGACGATATGGCGTAAAGTATGATATGCCTATTGGTATTGAACTTAAGATGGGTAGTAACTGGTTAGAAACTAAGGAGGTATTCAAATCATGAGTACAAATAATATGGCAATTGCCATACCAGAAAACTTTGATAATCTATCCGATGAACAGTTGATGAACTTAACAGGTCAAGGTTTAGTCGGTGGAGATTCCTCTTCAGTATTATCAAGACTATCTATAAATTATCAAGCAGAAGACGAAAATGATAAACCATTACCGAGAGGTTGGTTTTCATTACGTGTGGGAGATAAAACCGTTTATGCGAAAACGGTAGATTTTAGAATGTTTCTAAGATTATATAGCTATAGTTATTGGGATAATGCGGAAGATACGTTTGTAGCTTCGGTTCAAAGACCGAGCTTGAGCGATGAATTTCCGGATGTTCAAGGTGGTTACAAATGCGGAAAACTAGGTAAAGATGAGCTTGCTGAATTAAGTGATACTGATGCAAAGAAAGTATTAAGTAATCAAGTTAAGTGTAATCAAGTAATTTATGGTATAGCTACTATTAATGATGGTAAGTATACTGATGAAACTAAGTTTGAACCAATTGTTGACCAACCATGTGTCTTCTATGCTAAAGGGGTCAATTATGTACCTTTCCAAAAAATCATTGGCAATCTTGCAAAGCAACGAAAACCAATGATAAGGGCAGTTGTATCAATGGCAACGAAGAAACAAAAAACTGTTGGGAACACTTTCTTTATTGTGGAACCTACCGTAAAAACTATGGTAGATACTATAAATGATAAAGATAAGAGTTTATTAAAAGAATTCGCTGAGACTGTATCTGCAGTGAATGAGTCCGTCATGGAGAAACATCGTGAGGCTGTGAAACTAAAACCAAAAAATAGCGACCACTCCCTAGCTATTGAGATAGAGGCACAACCTTAATGATTAAGACATTAGTCGAAAATTTTCTTTATGATGCGTCTAGGGGGGAAGCAAGTCTTCCCCCCGAAGTCGTTAAAGAGTTTGGTGAATCTTGTCAAAAGGCAATAGAAAAACAATTTAATTCTGACAAAAGAGAATGGCGTTTAAGAATGTCTGAAGTTGGTAAGCCATTGTGTCAACAACAACTTGGTAAACAAAATGTTGAGTATGAAACAGAGTACAATGCAATAGTAAAATTTTTATTAGGTGATTTAATAGAAGCTATGGCGATAGCTATACTACGAGGAGCAGGGATAGAATTAGAGAAGATACAAGAACCTGTATCATTAGACATAGCTAATATTAAATTAGAGGGCACTTATGATGTTAAAATAGACGGAAAGATTTGGGATATTAAATCTGCAAGTCCTGCTAGTTTTAGTAATAAGTTTGGTGAGTACGGTGGATTTGAAAGAATAAAAGAACAAGATACTTTTGGTTATGTAGACCAAGGATTTATGTATGCGTCTGGCGATAAATCAAAGTTTGGTGGATGGATAGCAGTTAATAAAGTTACTGGTGAGTTTGCAGTTTGTGAAGTGCCAGAGAGTCAAGAAGAAGAAATTAGTAGCTCACAAAAAAGAATAAAAGATAAGATAAATAAATTAAATAAAAATGTAAAATTTAAAAAAGGTTTTGAAGATACAAAAGAAGTTTACAAAGCAAGAACAGGTAAAGATAGAGGGATAGAAAAAGAAACTGGTAATAGAATACTAAACACTATTTGTGGTTATTGTGGATTTAGAAAACATTGTTGGCCAAATGCTGAGATGCATCCTAAGATAACATCACGAGCAAAAGCTAAACCTATTATATGGTATAGTAAACTTAAAACAAAGGAGCTAGCAGACCTATGAACGTACTATGGTTATCAAACATTAGAAAAGCTGATGTTGAAGCAAATGATGAAAATGTTATCTGGATTTACTATGATGATACAAACAACGAAAGAAAGAACATTGCATGGATGAGAGAGCATCCTAATTGTCACGTTATATTTTACCGAAACAATCAATCAAAAGATGGGTATTGGCAAGACGAAAATTTAAAAAGAAGAAAACACGAAGTTGATTCTAGATTTCAAGGATTAATTACTGCAATAAAAACAGGTAAATTAATTGTGTTTCCGCAGGATGATACTACTATGGTTTTAAGTG